ATGTAATGGAAATAGCAGGATAATGGCATATATCGGCGCACAACCGAATAAGCAGTTAACAAAGACAACGAGCCAGTCCTTTAACGGCACAGGTTCGGCGACCGCGTTTACACTTAACCGCGCTGTAAACACTGGTGAAGAGCTTGAGGTATTCGTTGACAACGTGCAGCAGGAACCTGGCTCTGGTAAGTCATACACAGCCACAGGAACTACTCTGACGTTTGACGAGGCTCCGCCATTAGGCACAGGTAACGTGTACGTTATCTATCGCGGTCAGGCAGAAGTAACAACACGGCTGGAGCATGACCCTAATCAGGCATTGTCCGCTACCACAGGTACGTTTACTAGTTTGAATGTTCCAACGATTAAGGACAGTAGCGGCACTAATACAGCTATGACGATTGATAGCAGTGGGCGAATACTTACACCAGCTAGGCCAGCTTTTAAGGCGACCCGTGCAAGTGCCTCTAACCAAACAACAGCTGATGCGTATGTTGTTTATCCTTGGGACACAGCACCTATAAATATAGGCGGTCACTATAATACAAGCACTTACGCTTTTACCACACCTGTGGCTGGCTTATATCAGTTTAGCTATATTTTGCGTTTAGATGACGCACAGGGCGGTAGTTTTGCTATTGCTAATTTATCCTTTGATGGCTCAACCGCAAGTGACGATGCCTATAATGTAGCACATTCTACTGCAATGCAGGGATACTATTCTTTTTCAGGGTCAGCTTTGTTTTCATTATCGGCTGGGGTAGAGGTAAAAAATGTCGTGTACGTTAATGGGGATACAAGTTGGCAAGCAAAAGGACACGGCAATTTTAGTGGGTTTTTGGTGGGATAGGAGTTTGAAATGCCATTAAGCAAAATACGGTCTCAAAGCATCAACCTTGCCGATACTTTTGCGTTTACTGGTACTGTAACAGGAACCGATGGAGGATTTACGTTTCCTGCAATTCAAGCACTCAATGGGCAAAGTTCAGTAGATTTTACGGGAATACCTAGCGGTACAAACATCATTAAGTTTTCTATATATAGAGCAAGCGGTTCAGTGAATGGTGTTCCTGCAATCCAAATTGGTGATAGCGGTGGTATTGAAACATCAGGTTATGCATACCAAGATACGTTTGTAGGTTTATCTGCATCTTCTAATTACGGGGGTAGTTCTGCTACTGCTTCATCTTGGAGTGCAAGCCAGTGGACAAACGCTAGTAATGTTTTAACTTTTGCTGGTGAACTGTTTAGAATGCATGGAAATAAATGGTTTTGCCAAGCGGCTTTTTTACAAGATGATAGTGATCCAAATTATTTAAATAATTTACGAGGCTTTAAAACACTTTCTGCGGAACTAACACAAGTAAGGTTTACAAGAACGGCTGGTACTTATGATGATGCTAACAGTTATGTCCGCATTGGATACCAATAGGAAAAGTAAATGGCGTACATAGGCATTGATCCAAATGTAGGCGACATAACCTTCCAAAGGTTTACGGGTAATGGAAGCGCAACTGCGTTTACGTTAGCGCAAAGTGTCGTAAGTGGCGAGGCACTAATTGTAACAATCGGTAACGTAGTGCAAGAGCCAGGAATAGGCAAAGCGTACACAGCGTCAGGAACAACACTAACCTTCTCTGCCGCGCCAGCTAATGGCGATGTAATTACCGTGCGCTTTTTTGGTCGTGCCGTAGACCAGCCTACTAGTTTTGCAATGGCGTTGTTCAAGTACACAGCAACAGCAAGTCAAACCGCATTTACAGGTGCGGATGCTAACGGTGCGATATTGGCCTTTTCTGGTAACGATGTAGACGTATACCTAAACGGTGTACATCTCGACAGTACAGATTTTACCCCCAGTAACGGGGATACAATTACACTAGCATCTGGTGCGGCTGTTAACGATGAGTTAGTTATTCGCGCCTTCCGTGCTTTTACAGTTACTGATACAGTTAGCAAGTCTAGTGGTGGTACATTTGCGGGTGAGATTACAGCCACACAATTTCAAACAACTAATACCACAGTTGATACGGCTGTATTTCGCACCAATGGACAAAGTGTGAGTGAGAACACTACAATAGCATCAACAAAAAATGCATTAGCGATTGGTCCGTTGACCATAAGTTCATCAACTACAATTACCGTCAACGGTAATCTGACAATACTGTGAGGCGCGGATGGCTTCGATACTGAATGTAGATAAGATTAGGGCGGCGGGTTCGACAACAGACGGCCTTACGATTGATAGCAGTGGTCGGGTGACTCAGCCAACTAAACCAATTTTTATGGCTGTTGCCGATAGCACTATTGGTTTGACAACTAGCTATGCTGAACTTACGTCTTTTAGCACCGCTCTTGTAAATGTGGGAAGTCACTACAATACATCGACAGGTAGGTTTACTGTACCTGTCGCTGGGACTTACTGCTTTGCAGTAGCGGGGATTGGCAATTCTACCGCTACCGTTTATAGGTTTAGACCTTACAAAAATGGAAGCAGTCTCAATGACCTTGAGTATCGGATACAGACGGAAGGCGGTGCATACGGCACAAACGGCGAGTATTGTTTCTATGCTACGCTAGCAATTAATGACTATATCTCCATTTACGGAAAGTCGGATGACGGGACTGATGCTTATTCTAACAGTGCCTATAGATACTCATATTTTCGCGGACAACTGGTAGGATAAATCATGTCAACATTATTTGTAGATACAATAAATGAGAAGACCACAAACAACGGGGTAATTATTCCAGGTCATTCAATCCAAACTGTTACTGGAATAAAATCTGACGTACAAACTGGCAATAACACTAGTTATGCAGATATAAGTAGTTTAACTGCAACAATTACCCCAAGTTCAACATCAAGCAAAATTATGCTATTTGTTGACGTTCATTGTGGCGGTACTACTGGCACTATTTACTATTTTAGATGTGTGCGAAATGGAAGCACTTTTTTTACTAATAGTAATAATGCTGGCGCAGAAGACGGTTCTATGTGGAGTTACTATTCCGATACTAGCAATTTTTCTGGCCCTCACTACCAAGGCCATAGACAGTTTTTTAATTATCTCGATAGCCCAGCCACAACATCCGCTTTGACATATAAAATACAAGCGCGAGTTTATGGTGGTACTACTTATTACTGGCGATGCAATCAAGGTGACGGCACATCTGACTCTAGTCGTATTACGACTGTATCCTCAATAACTCTTATGGAGATTGCTCAATGACCAGCATATTAAAAGTCTCCGAAATCCAAGACCCAACGAACTCGAACACTGCACTAACGATTGACACTAGTGGTAGGGTTTCAACACCTGTTAAACCTTTTGCTTTTGTGGGTTTTCCTGGCACTGATAGTTATGTAGCACAATCAGCTAATACAGCAGTTACTTTTTCTCATGCTTTTGTTAATGACGGTAATCATTATGATACTTCTACATATAAATTTACTTGCCCAGTAGCTGGTCTTTATCGAATCGAAATTTCAACTTTGTCAGAGCTTGACACTCAAACTGCTGCTTGGAGTTTTATTAGACAAACTGGTGGAACTACAACTGCTGTTGGAAGGATTTATACGCGATATAGAGCATTGGCAGGAAGTATGACAATTAAATGTTCTGCAAATGACAAGTTATATTTAACGCAAAACACTAATAATGACTATTATCAAACTACAAGTGTTCCCTACAACTGGGCAACGTATACGTTTATAGGGTAAATTATGGCATCAGTATCAGAAGCAATCCAAGCACTAAACCCAAAATGCCAGTTTGTACTGTACGGTGAGCCTACGAGCGCACAATCCTTTGATGCAGCTTTTCGCCTTGTGGTCGGCGTAGATGATAACGGGACTGCAATTTTAGAAAGTGACCCTAAAGTTTGGCAACATAACGGTATTACTTGGGCTTTAGTAGATAGGGAGCTAACTGACTTAAATAAGGCTGAACCATTGAAGCTGTTGCGCGAAGAGCGTAATCGCCGTATCGCTGAAACAGATTGGTGGGCATCGTCTGACCTTACTATGTCTGCAGAACGAACAACCTATCGTCAGGCACTGCGTGACATAACTAAAACATACTCATCACTTGACGATGTGGTATGGCCTAATAAGCCAAACTAGGAGTAAGCTATGAGTAACGCCCGTAATCTCGCTAATCTGTTAGGTACAAGCACTACAGTTCCAAAGGCTAAACAGCCTGCTGGTTCTGTACTGCAAGTGAAACAAGCAACATTTGGTTCACAAGATTCCACAGCTCCAGCAGATGGTCCAAATAACTTTAATGCTAGTGGGTTATCAGTTGATATTACCCCCTCTTCAACCTCTAGTAAAATATTGATTTCTTATACAATTTTTTTAGGTCATGTAAGTGCATACAATATGGTTAGTCAGATTTTCAGAGACTCAACTGCAATTTGTAAAGGAACAAATACATCAAATAGGACGGGTGTTTCTGGCGTTTTAAATATGTACAGCAATAGTCAGGATACCTACAAAGTTGGTCCCATAAGTCAAACATTTTTAGATTCTCCCTCTACGACAAATGCAATAACTTACAGCATTAAGGTTCGTGCCTACAACGGTAACACTATTTATATTAACAGAAACCAAACCAATCAGGATACTGATGATTATGATTCTGTGCCAATGTCCACAATTACAGTCATGGAAATAGCTGGCTAATGTTTGGTTCTCAGGCAATATCTGAAAATAGTATTGCTACAGACGGCGTTGTGCTTCTTGGAAGCCAAACACTTGATGCAAATTTTACACAGTCTACAGACTTGTCTGGCACTTTTCTTGGAAGTATGACTGTTGATGCTTTTTTCTCTAAGCTTGTAGCAGCTTCAGGAATACTTGTTGCTGATATAGATATTTCTTCAGACTTCACTCAAACTACAGATGGTATACGTTTTGCTATAACTTCCGCTTCATTAGACTCTCAGTTTGATCAAACCACTGTTGCAAACTTTATTGCTTCTGGAGTTGCAGCAGTAGACGCAAACTTCACACAGACCACCACACAAACCTTGGTAGCTGTAGGTGTCGCTCAGTTAGACGCAAACTTTACACAGACTACAGCATCTAATGTGTTGTTAGATCTTATAAGCACACAAGATTTTGAGTTTGAAATAGACCCATTAGGGGGTTTGTTAACTCTCGCTACAGCCGATATAAGTTCACAATTTGACCTATCGACCCTTGGTGGACTTATAATAATTTATCCTGGAGCAGGCGAAGGGCCGATAGAAAACATCAGCCTATTTATCATAACAGCAAATGGTGGTATACTTTGGGAAGAGATTAATGCGGGTGCAATATCAGAAAACTGGACACAAGTTACACACACAGGCGATACTTGGACTGAAATAAACGCAGGAACATCGTCTGAAACATGGACAAATAAGGTGGTATAAATGGCAAGTACCTTTACAGCTTCTAGTGGTCTTGAAAAACCAGGGTCTGGTGAACAAGCTGGTTCTTGGGGCGAAACTGTAAATAATAATTTTGATATTATTGACAGAGTTTCATCTGGATTTTTAAGTTTAACTCTAAGTAGTACTTCAAGCACTATAACAGCAACAGACGGAACACCTTCGGATGGACACTATAAAGTTCTATTTTGCACGGGAAGTTTAAGTTCTTTACATACTGTAACAATAGCTCCAAACAATAAGTCAAAACTTTACCTTGTAAACAATGCTACAACAGGAAATCAATCTGTTAAGTTTCAACAGGGTGGAGGTTCAGGTACAACTGTTACTATTGCTGCTGGTGTTACAGCTTGGATATATGCTGATGGATCGGGTAGTAATGCAAATGTTCGTGCGCTATCAACAGAACTTGTAAATGACTTGTTACCAAGATTAGGTGCAGATTTAGATGTAAACGGTAACGATATTTTAATGGGTAATCAGTCTGTAAAGTTTGGTACAAGTAAGTGGGAAATCGTGTTAGACACAGGCGATAATGACTTGTTGTTTAAATACAATAACGTAACAGTTTTTAAATTATCTAGCACAGGGGCTGTGGTTGCTAAAGATAACATTACAGCTTTTGGATCACCGTAATGGCTTTACCCGCATCTGGAAACGCTATAAGTTTTGCTGACCTTAGAACTGAATATAATACAGGCAGTAACACATCTATTTCGTTTGCAGACTACCGTAGAGGTGGGTCATTAGTTCGTGCAAAAGCGTCTAATAATAACAGTGTAAATTTATCTGCCAATGTGCCCACAGGTACTACAATTTCTTTAGGAGACTTTTATTCTCAAGAACGTGGTTTTAAACAGACTTTTGATTCTAATGCGACCAATCAAAATGTAGCAACGATTTTTGGTGATGATTATACTGTAAACTATCCTAAAATAATTGTCGTTGATTCAAATGTTATAGTATCAGGAGATGTTGGTACTGACGCTATTAAGTATCCGTCTGGTGCGGTTGGAACACTTACAATTATTAACAATGGTACAATTACTGGTGCGGGTGCGTATGCAATTAATAATTTAAGTTCAGAGACTGTTGCAGTTACAAATAATGGTACTGTTAGTGGAGCTAATAGCGAGGGTTTTAATTCTACTTTTTCTGGTGATGGATCTGCAATGATACCTTTTATAGGTGGTCAAGGTGGCGCATCTGCTCCTGATATTTATCACAGCGACTATGGTGGCTATGGTAGTTTTAATTGTAAACTTACTCGTTCTGGTAACACATTTACAGTAAGTTGGACATATAATGAATTAGACTATAATAATACAGGAGGGGGTTCTTATAACATATCTTCCATTTTTCCTCTTTTAAGTTCTGGCGCATTAGATACTACCGATACTAATGAGTATATTGCACAAACCGTTTACAATTATTACGGAAGAGACGCTAGAGATTTAGCATTTGGTTCTAAAGTAATAAACGGTAATCGTGAATTTTGGTTTGCGGCAAATAACAAAAGTAATACTACCATGACTTTAGGAAATACTATGACTTATGCGCAATCTTTTTGGGTAAGTCGGAGTTTGATTCCAAGTAATAGTGCCAGAGTCCGCATACTTGATAGTTTAACGGGTGGTGCTTCAAACGGTACAGTAACAGGATTATAAAATGCCGTTAACAAAGTTACAATTTAAACCAGGAATCAACAGAGAAGTCACTTCGTACTCTAACGAAGGAGGTTGGCGCGACTGTGATAAAATTAGGTTTCGGTTTGGTTATCCTGAAAAAATGGGAGGCTGGCAAAAATATACAAGCAGTACTTACTTAGGTACAGTTCGTGCTTTACATAATTGGGTTGCTTTGGATGGTTCTGATTACTTAGGACTAGGTTCACATATTAAGTATTATATTGAAGAAGGTGGTCAGCTAAATGATATAACTCCTGTTCGTTCTATAACGTCACAAGGAGATGTAACTTTTGCTGCAACAAATGGTTCTTCTACGATCACTGTAACTGACATAAGTCACGGAGCTAGTGAGTCTGATTTTGTAACTTTTACCAACGCAGAAACTCTTGGCGGTAATATAACTGCTGCTGTTTTAAATCAAGAGTATCAAATTAATAACGTACTTAACGCAAACACATACGAAATTACTGCTAAAAACCCAACTACTGGGGCTTCTGTAAATGCTAACTCCTCTGATACAGGTGTTGGTGGAAACGGTGTTGGTGGCGTAACAATAACAGGCACAGCTGTTGCGGCATCTGGAATAGATGCTGTTACTGTTACAACGAATGCTACAGGTGTTGGGGCATTAACTTTTTCTAATCCAAGCAGTACAGGTGTTGGTAATTTTACTGTATCAGGTGCTTCTACAGGTAGCGCGACCACTACTAATGTAGTTCAAACAAGTACAAGCGGCATTGGAACTAGTGCTGAATTTACTGTAGTAGCAAGCTCTGGAGACTACACAGTAACAGTTACGAGTGTTGGTTCTGGGTATGCCGTTGGAGATACAATTTTAATTGAAGGTCAAAATGTTGGTGGTACACAAACTACAAACGATATTACATTAACAATAACACATCTTCAAGGTGCATCTGTTGGAACAGCAACACATACAAATGAAGCACAAACAGC